ATCTCCCTCGTCTTCTCGTACATCTTCTCATGGTACCTGTTCGTAAACCCTTTCTTCAATCGTCCGTTCTCGACCACATTCGATTTAAGAGAGTCCCATAGTTCGAGACGATCCTCGAGAAACTCTTTGAACTTTTCGGGGTTGTTAGTAGACTTATACACAATTTTTTCACTATTCATAGCCTTTTCGGTTGCTCGCTTTTTTTGTTCGGTATACATTTTCAGGCGTTCAGTGTATGGCAATGAGGTGAACGCAACATCATCTTTCTTAACCATTTTTATTTACATAGTACTTGTTCTTTATGTATGATTAAAATAAGTAGGTTCAATGGTGACAGTTTCACCCGTCGACGTGTCCATGATAAGCCACGCGATGATGCCATTAATGACCCATGAGATTCCTAATATGACCTTTAACGCGGTTGCTTCACGTGTAACGTTGTCAAACCTATCTAAATGAGCTCTGTGTTCGTCTTCGATCATGTGCCAATCCTCACGAAGATCGTGAAGTTGATTAATGAGGTTCGTAATTTCTTGATCCATGATTACTCATGGCGTTTATTCTTTATGCACGAACTCCTGTATGGGATCTACAAATAAACGTATCGAACGCTTTCATTTTGCGATCTACAAATACCGGTGCCCCGTCTACATACATCGAAACGTAGACTTTTTTACATGGTATAGCGAACTCACAAATATCTGGTAGACGCCTTTTCAGTTTTGAAATAGGTGCTAATCGGACTTCATTATTTTTCACGGTCTCCTTCTCTACGTCACCTTCTACACCTATGCTACCAACGGGGGTGGGTATCATACATTTAAAAGCACTCAAAAACCATCTCGACCATGTGACGGGGTGTATTGTAAATTTAACGCGCTTGTCTAGTAAATTTATAAATTTTATACGCAGCGTTTTATCTTTATGGATGTCTTCTATAGGGAAATAGTCGCTCGGTGCATGGACTAATGTAGGGTATTCGCGTCTGTGTTGTATTGCTAACTTTATGATTTCTTCGTTGACATCGGAATCAGAATCGGATTCCCAACTCGTTTCGCCTGCTATGAGGGGCATAGAAGGGGCGCGAGACATTTCCGCACGAGGGTTAAACATATTGGCTATAGAACCTAATACAGTGAGTCCCAATAGACTCGTACCTATTACAGCTATTTGCATCTTAGTATTCCGCTACATTAAAAAGTGGCAAAGCGATCATATGAATCTGGGCTGAAAGTGTATTCAGGTTTCTTCGGTTTCATTGCTTCTTCCTGACGCGCACGCTCTTTCTTAATATCTATAGGTGTATTGTACACGTCAAGCTTCTCGATGGGGATAGGTGGGTAATCGTACTTATTGGGTGGATCACGCATAGAGATTCCACCTAAAATAAACAGTACACAGAATACTATGTATATCCAACTATATGTGGACATATAGTATATATACGAAAAGAAAACGCAAAATTTTCTTCACGTATAGTAATGAAGGTAACGCTCAGAAAGAGTCCAAATCCCGAAAAGAAGTATAGAGTTACTTTCGAAGATGGTTCACACGTAGATTTTGGGGGTGCGGGCTATTCGGATTATACGATCCATAAAGATCCATCGCGTATGAAGAGATATCTCGCACGCCATGGTCGTATGGGTGAAACATGGTCTAAAGCTGGTTTAAAAACAGCTGGATTCTGGTCTAGGTGGCTATTGTGGTCTAAACCGAGTATGACTGGAGCTAAGCGATTGATGTCCTCGCGTTTCGGTTTGCGATTTGTCTAAGACCACGGCGATTCAAATTCTTTTGGAGCTGTGTCAGTAGATTTCTAGGCATCGTGGGACGTCCGATGGGAGCTGGACGGGCCATCGGCATACGTCGAGGCGGTGGAGGTGGCGGAGGTGGGCGTACCGGACTCATTTTCTTCGTGGCACACGTGCATCGATTCTTAACGAGTTGACGACACGTGCGCATAGTAGCGGCAGCTTGAGTTACGCGATTTTTCATGACTGCTAAATTGCGTAAGTTAATCTCCTTTCGTAAAGCTTCGTTTGTCTTTTTCACGCGTTTACCCTGGCTGTCTCTCGTTAAACGGATCCCCTTTCTTCGGGCTTTTGTTCTTATGTCAACCATTTATATATACCGAGATTAAAAAAAGTGATCGGTCCTATAAAGCTTAGCCTGATAAGGAGCCGCCTTACCCAAGACATTCACAGCTTCGTTTCCATACAACTCTTTACATCCTAAATCATCCATGCAATCGCGATCACCGACGGTCACGGGAATAGAGTAAATCTGATTCCCGGGTGTTGATGTGTAGTAATGGTATTGATCGCGACGCCCTCTCACCTCTTTTCCATATAAGGGGAGAGTTTCCTCGTTCTCGCCTATGAGAACGCCCATTTGTTGTACGTCACCGGGTTTGTACATTTTGATTGGGGGTTCTCTATATTCAGGTGAACGACGAATACTCGTGATTGGGCGCGGTGGAACCATGGGTGTCGGTACGGGCACCTTGACAATCTTGGGATTTTGTAACCGCGTGATGAGATAAAAAATGATGGCGACGAGTACCAACATTATCAGTAATGCGGGTGTGTTAGTCTTTCCTTTCTTCATTTATATAACTTAGAAAAGATTCCGGATAGGTCAACACGTTCTGCGTATGGTATTCTCTTTAGTTTATGCTGGACGAATAACCATAAACCGAGGAACAAAAATTTAGGAATGAGACCCGACGTGGTATTGTCGAGTTTATATATCGGTCCGACTAATCGTCCAAAAAACGTATCTTCCTTCTTATTACCGGTCAGTTTCATCTCAATCTCGGTAAGTGCACACGTGTCGTCATTTGTCGCCCAGTGAAAAAATAAGAAAGGTATGAGAAGTGAGTAAAGAGATAGGATCACTTCATCCGCGGTAAATGGTATCACTATCATCGCGAGGAAGAGAAGGACGTGGATGAAAAATATAATATTCATCTCTATTAGTATGGACAAAGAAAAGAAAAAGGCCCAACCCAAAGAAAAGGTAAAACGAATTTGGCACCCTTCACAGGAAAAGATATTGAAAACTTGGGGCGAAGCGTCGGCCTGTTACAGATACATGCACAATCATGCATATCTCGTGTTCAAGAAACAGAGTATGCGTTTTACGTTACCAGTCATCGTACTGTCTACGATCACGGGTACAGCTAACTTTGCGCAATCATCGTTCCCTCCTAATATGAGAAGTTCTGCACCGGCTATAATTGGTGGTCTTAACCTGATAGCTGGTATCATAGCCACTATAATGCAATTCTTAAAAATTAATGAAATGATGGAAGGATGCAGAGTTGCGTCACTGCAATACGGTAAGCTTTCGCGCACAATTCGGTTAGAGCTTTCTCTCCCCATCCAAGAACGTTCTTGTGACGGTTCTACGATGATAGAGACGTGTAGAGCCGAGTACGACAGGCTTATCGAGCAGTCACCCCCACTTCCATATGCTATCATTCAGGCGTTCGAGAAGCAGTTCCCCGACGATTCCGAATTCTTCAAACCAGAGATCATGCATATCCAACCTATCGATATGTTTATCTCGGAAGACGAGATGCGCGATGAGTTAAAAAAGGAGCTTGGGGCTATACGAACGGGTGACGTTACTCCGAGATCAGATTTTGAGGTGGTCATCGAGGACCCGAAATCTTCCTAGCCACATAAGCTAACATTATGAATAATATCAGATTAAAGATACCGATACATATCAAATAAGGAAAAACCTTTCTCTTGATTGGTTCTACGATCCTTGTCTGAAGTGTATCACTTTCCAAAAAAATATCTAAAGCTTGATCAGTGAACTCATCAGTGATGGACTCCTTCATTAAAATAATCCCACAAAAAAAGGAGCGACCACCGACGCTCCATGATAAAGAAATTTCCCTGTTGGAAAAATTTTTGGCGCGAGGGGAAAACGTGTTCATATGCGGTCCTACCGGTTCGGGGAAGACATTTATAGTAGACTGTTTACTCAATGCAAGTAATACTATCGAGTTACACTCCGAACTCTTTCAAAAAAAGAGTACTTTTCTGAACTTGATAGGTGACACATCTCATCACGTGTTAATAGATGGATATGATTCGAGTGTATACGGTCATAAGCAAATCATAGATAAGATTTCTGATACGAATGAAAAGATCACGAAAGGATCGGTCGTCGTGACATCTACATCTATCCATATGTTACCGAATTTTAAACTCATAATCGTACCGAAACGTTCCGCGGATGAGATATTTTCTTTAGAGTGTGGGAATCCTAGAGCCAGGTTCGCCGCTGATAAATGTGAAGGAAATATACGCAATTTTTACGATTATATGAACTTTTCAGATGAAAAGGATGTATTTAAAACATCGAAAGATATAGTACTCGACATTTTGTGTCATAAAGGTGGGAGTTTTGACACGAACCAAACTGTCCACGAACACGGTCACGTAGTAGATGTTATTCATGGAAACTATCTGAACTCAAAAGGTGCTAACGTCGTACCGATAGCAGATTCATTATCACTCGCGGATGTGTATGATTCTATAATGTATAAAGGCGAGTGGAACTATATGCCATACTATATAATGAGTGGGATGGCTGTGCCTAAACATAACCTCGGAGAACCATTGAAATCTGAAAAAATTCAACCCGGTAGTACGTGGACAAAATATGGTAACTATAAGATGCGGTACAATAAACTTAAAAACATACAAGGGCGGCACACGACAAAACTGGCTATAGAAGAGCTGGGACTCATACGACAATACGCGATCGCCGGGAATCTAGATCCTTTAATCGAATATAAACTCACGCCTCTTGATTTTGATATCATGAATCATCTCGCACTCGGGAACAAATTGAAACCATCCGAAGTTACAAAAGTTAAAAAGAAACTGCGTAGTATAGTCAATGAGTAGCTCTGACAGTGAAGACGAGACTTCCGGCGACGATATTGTCCGTGTGGTCGGATGTGACATTTACTACTATGGAGCCATCGACCGTGAGAGTATCCTAACGTTTTTGGAAGAGTTTAGGAAACTGGAAGTCGATCTACTCAAAAAGGCTATTGAACTTCCTGGGTATACACCTACCATCCAGGTTCATATTCATAGTGAAGGAGGGGATGTGTTCTCTGGATTGAGTGCCATGGATACACTCAGATCTGCACGGGTCAACGTGACGTGCATAGCTGAAGGTAATTGTTGTAGCGCCGCCACGTTTCTACTTCTAGGAGGTAAGAAACGACTCATGAGTCGACACTCGTTCGTGTTGATTCACCAACTTTCCACTGGATTCTTTGGAAAGTATCACGAACTCAAGGATGAGATGAAAACATGCAAAAAAATTATGAAAACGATCAAAGGAATCTACAGGTCTGAGACTGAGATTCCCAAGGAGACGCTCGATGAATTCATGCGCAAGGACATTTACTTGAACTTCGACGATTGTCTTACCTACGGGATCGTTCACGGCGCCTCGTAACTTCAAGATTTCGTTTATATAAAAAAATTACACCTAAGATGATCACCCCAATACTGATTGTATTCATATTTAAGGGAACAGTCGTTAAAGGAGGAGGCTTAAGTCGCTCCATCCTTTCATAATTTACTACTGGTATCATTCCTACTACTAATATGAATACAATTTTTACTACCGACAAAAACGGCAAGAAGCGCTATCTCGACATCCGCGTCGAGGAGATCAACGATGTCTGGTGCATCGTGAAGGCAACCGGACAGGTTGGAGGCAAGGAGGCTACATCCGTGACGGAAGTCCCTCTCGGTTTTGAGAGTGCGACGAAGCGCGCGAAGACCATGTGGAAGAATGCGAACACCAAGGCGACGGCCATTCTTCCTATGCTGGCGAATAAGTGGGAAGATCGGGAGAAGTACATCTCCGAACCTTTCTACGTGCAACCCAAACTCGACGGTGTTCGTCTCTTGGTGTCTAAAGACGGTGGCATCTCGAGGACTGGGAAGATCATTCCTGGAACTGAGGTTCTCGGTAAAGGTCTCAAGGCGGGTCAGTACGTCGACGGCGAGGCGTTTGACCCCAACTTGACGTTTGAAGAGCTCACGAGCACGTTCAAGACGGATCCCCTGAAGCTCAAGTTCCACGTGTTCGACTACTTCGACATGAACGCACTGGACATGACTTTCGAACAACGCTGGGAGGCTGTGAAGTCTCTCAAGAACAAGCACTACGTGTTTGTAGAGACTAAACTGGTCGCGAAGAAGCGTCAGCTCCCTCTCGTTCATAAAAAGCACGTCGAAGAGGGTCACGAGGGTACGATGATTCGCGACCGCTTCAGTGTGTACGAAGTTGGTCAGCGAAGCAACTACCTTCTCAAGCACAAGGATTTTCAGACCGAGGAGTACGAGATCATCGGAGCCACGACTGGCCACGGTCGGGATGCGAAGTGTGTCGTGTGGATCTGCAAGACGGAAGAAGGCAACGTGTTCAATGCACGCCCAGAGGGTACTCTAGAGGATCGCGAATATAAGTATGCGAACAAGGAACGTTTCATTGGTAAGATGCTTACCGTGAGATTTCAGAACTTGACCGACAAGAATGTCCCCAGGTTCCCAGTGGGAGTTGCGATTAGAGACTACGAATAATTTGTTATGAATATGTAAATGAATCGAATTGCTGTTGACGTTGATGAAGTTCTCGTACCGTTTGTTAGACCCATGGCTAAGTATAAAAAGTTAAAAATGCCTACCGAAAAATGTAGATACGTGTACCGTGAAATGTTTAACATAACAGAACCCCAATCCCGGAAGATGGTACGAGAATTTTATGATTCCGAGGCATTC